CGCGAAAAAATCAGCTGCCTTTATGAGAAAGGTGGTATTTATTATGTTTACTTTGATCATTGCAATTCTGATTATTGTGCTGCTGGCAAAGCTGATCGGCTATGTCGGAGCAAAGACGGAAGAGGTGAGACAGAGGATGAAAAAGTAACACTGAAAGGCGAGAGCTGCGGAGAGATCTGCGGCTCTTTCTTTTTTTGCATACGGGCGCGAAATTTTCAGCTCCTATTATGGAAAGAAATGTTAATAATAGGAGGTAACTACTATGTTTAAGTATATTGTTAAGGGTTTCGAGGAAATGATGGATTCTATCGAGAAGGGATTTAACGAGACGATGAACGTCTCTTACCCGGAGGTGGAACGCAACGAACTTGAGCTTATTACCGAATACTACATGGGCGTACGATAAAACATTCGACCGAAGACGGAGTCTGGGGAAACTCGGACTCTTTCTTTTTTCTATTCTAAGTTAGACGCGAAAAACTCTGCTTCTTTTATGGAAGAAGATGTCTTCCGAAGAACGAAAGGAGATTTTTACGATGAAACATTACAAGAGAGTAAAGGCTACTTACGACCGCGGTTATGTGAACGCGATGGACAAGATCCGTGTGTTTATCGAGAGCAACCAGAAAGTTATGTGCATTGGTACAGGCGAGTATGCGAATGCCTCGACAGCGCAGGCATCTTACACGAACGCGATAAACCTGATCCGGGCCAGTGGTCTGGTACGAGCTGCTTGCAACAGAGGAGAATTGTTTCTGATTCGCAACGACATCTGAGCCGACAAGGGCTGTGGAGAGATCTGCAGCCCTTTATTTTTTTTTTTCATCACGCATTCGCCCAAGAGGCGGTGCAGAATATTACAAAGGAGAAAATCAAAATGGTTTATCTGGTTTACCTGCTTGCATTGATATTTATCGTGCTGGGCTTTCTGTTCGGTGTTTCGGTCGGGTGGAAGTGCGTACACGGCAGGAACGCTGTCGGGAACTTGATGATCGCCCCCGGAGACGAGAACGAACAGCCTTATATTTTTCTCGACTTGACGACATCCGTGGAATATCTGGAAAGCTCTGAATATGTGGTGCTGAAAGTGAAACCGCTGGAGACGCGAGAAAAACAGTCCGTTTAACGGAGGAAACTCCGGATTTACTGATAAAGGAGAAGATCAAAATGGAAAACAAAACATTATTGAACGAGACTTTGGAAAGTGGGATGGAATCGCTGAAAACGATGAAGCCCGGTTCTGAGGAGTATGCCGCTGCGGTGAACAGCCTGGCAAAGCTCCACGAGATGCAGATGAACGAGACTGCGGAAGAGAACAGCAAAACTGCGAAGGAAGACGAACTGCAGCTGAAGTGGCAGCAGGTGAAAGCCGACGTGCAGAAGGCTGACTCTGACCGCAGGGTCGAAATTCTGAAGACCGTGGGCGGCATTGCCGGAACGCTCATCATGGGCGGCTTATTCGTATGGAACCAGGTGAACGGATGGTTCAACGAGGAAGAAGGACACATTCCGCTGTCGCCGACATTCAAGGATGGTTCCAGAACTTTGATGCAGAACATCTTTAGAAAGTAAGGAGGACTGGAGAGTCTGAGCGAAAGCTTCGGGCTCTCTTTTATTTTTATGAGATACCATGAAGAACCGCCCGACATCTGGACGAACTACTACGGCAAGGTATACCGCTGTGACCATCCGATCTATCGTGTTTCGACCCTTTACATGGAACGGGACAAGGGATTATGCGTCATCCAACAGCGCTACAACGAGGAAACCAAAGCGACCTACTGGGGACCTATCGACCCGTGGCTGACCGACAAAATTTATCTGCACATCGGATTCAAGGAGTATTTTGATGCTCACGCAAAGAAGAAGGACTCGCACGGGTACTTTCCGACGGTCACTGTCCGACAGCTCATGTGGGCGCTGCGGATGAAACCGCTCAAGAAAGAACGCTGGGAGACCAGCTTTGACCATGTACCGATTTGAGAGCCTTTATTTTTTCACTGGACTTTGATATAATATAAATAGAAGAATTGACTGGAGGTGCTTAAAAATGCCTGTATTATGTATGTTTTACGGCATTATTGTTCGGATGTACCGCGAAATAGGCGGGAAGCATAATACGCCTCACATTCACGCAGAATATTCCGGACAGGAAATCGTAGTTGCTCTGGACGGAACGATTCTGGAAGGAAAATTTCCTAAGAGCCAGATGAAGCTTCTGGATGCATGGATGGAGATTCACAAGGATGATTTGGCGGCAAACTGGAAGCTCTTGTCCAACGGCGAACAGTTCTTCCGCATTGATCCTCTGAAGTAAGGAGTGACTGTTATGTTGCAGCCGAAGCTTATTAAAGTTGAGCCCATTGATTCACTGAAGCTTCGCCTCTATTATGAGACTGGAGAAGTGAAGCTGTTCGATGTGGCACCGTACGCAACCGGCTCATGGTATGGGCAGCTGAAGGATGAAGACTATTTCAGAACAGTTCAGATGCTGCCAGGAGGTATAGGCATCGAATGGCCTGAAGGCCAGGATATAGCACCTCATGAGCTATACGAAAACAGTGTCATAGTAAAGAAAACTGCATAAGTCATTGATATTTTCGAGGAGAGCTTACGAGAGATCGCAGGCTCTTTTTCTTTTGCTCAAGACGCGAAAAAATCTCCTTGTATTATGGGATAAAGCCCGAAATAAAGGAGAACGTATTATGAACGAATCTATTCTTAATAAAATTTGGAACTATACGATTTCGGTCGGGCAGATCATTACGACATTCCTGATCGGGTGCGCTGTTGCACTCGTGATGTGGCTGTTTGTACAGATTTTCCGGCCGTCGAAAGACTGATATTTTTACGATAGACCGGCAAACGACGTAGCATCGGCTTTATCTCGGGAAGAGCTTATGGAAACATAGGCTCTTTCTTTTTGTCCGGCGCGAAAAATTCAGCTTGCTTTATGGAGGTAAGAGGGCTTACATTGAAAGGAGAAATTACTATGATGAAAGCTATTAAGAACTTTATGAACAAACCTGTTACTTGGGGCGACAGCTTTAAGTGGAGCGGCATTGTTCTGGGACTGTATGCAGCAGTCATCGGAGCATGTGTGGCTTACGAGAAGTGGACGGACTACAAGGCTGAAAAGGAAATGTTGAAGAAGATGCAAGAGAGCAATCTGGAGGATAATATCTGATAGATACACGCCCTCTTATCTTTTTCATTTTTATTTTTGGAGGTTGAACAATATGGACATTTATTTGGTGTTTGGTTTTATATCAGAAGATGGCTCTGACGAAGGCCACACTTATATCTACGGCGTTTTCGATGATCGAGTTGTCGCCGAAGAAAAGAAGAACAAACTTGAAAGGGCAATCCTGCGAAGTTTCTGTCTATGATGGGCCGAGTGTCGGCCGCGCTTTCCATGCTGGAACTCGAAATCAACAAGTAAAAGGAGACTGATATTTATGTACACCAAGCGCCAGAAAGTCAATATTGACGACACCCGTTTCATCTTTACCACCAACTTCAGCGGTGATCCCAGCCGTGACCGCTTTGGCTCGGACAAGCGCCGCGTCAATGTGGTCATTCCCACTATGGATCTGGTGAATCACCTCATGGATCTCGGCGTGAAGGTTCGTCAGACCAACCCGAATCCTGAGCGCACCTATGACGAGCCGTTCGTTCCGACCTACTTCGTGCCGGTGACGATCAATATGGATTCCAAGTGGCCCCCGCATGTCTACTGGGTGACCACCGCCGGCAAGAGGTTACTCTGCAACATTGATACGATCGGCCAGCTGGACTTTATCCGGGTCAAGAACGTCTGTCTCCAGGCAAACCTTGTCGAGAAGCGCAACAACCCGGGTGAGTTCAGCCTGTATGCAGATGTGATGTACGTAGAGCAGGATGCTGATGCTGATCCGTATGCAGAGCGCTATGCCCGGTTTGCGGCTCCCGAGGCAGACATGGCAGAGCCGAGCGATCACACCGAAATTCCGTTCTGAGGTGAAGCATATGAAGAAACTGTTTATCAGCTGCCCGATGAAAGACCGTACCGAAGCCCAGATCCGTGGGACCATGACGCAGATGCACAACATTGCCGAGGCTGTCTTCGGAGAAGAACTGGAGGTTATCCAGACCTATATTCCTGATCCTCCGAGTGGCACGAACCAGGCACTCTGGTGTCTCGGCGAAAGCATCAAGATGCTGTCAGAGGCCGATTACTTCATCGGTGTATATGATGAAGAGAAAGCATACCGTGGTTGCGCAATCGAGAACCAGGCCGCAAAGTCTTACGGCATTCCCAGTTACACCATCAACCTGAACTATGTGGCTCGGGATGTCGTCGAAGCACGGGCGAAAGAGGCTCGTAAGTATAGCTGCTTCGGTTACTAATCAATGATATTTCGAGTGCCAGGGTCGGTCCTTGGTCCAATGCTCCAGCCGGTGAGTGCCCACGTCGCAAATGGCGGCTCTAAGGAAACAGCTCGATTTATATTTTTTTTTTTTGATGTGCAATTTGGGAGGTTGACAGTATGAAAGTTCTGAGGGTTCGCCCAAAGCATTACCCTGAAGTGATCGACATTGACGGTTCTCTGGAATCGCTCCAGAAAGAGGTGGAAGGCCCGATCCAGGCTGTTTACCCGTGGGACGATGAGGTGGCATTGATTTGCAACGAAGAAGGAAAGCTGCATGATGATTGCATGGAGAAACTCAACCGGACGCTCGACGGCCCTTATGGTATCCCCATTGATATTATCGTTGGAACATTCCTGATTGTAGGTCTCACGGAGGATGATTTCGGTGAGCTTTTGCCGGAGTTCGTCGAGAAGTACGAGAAGATGTTCCATCAGCCGAGAAAGTTCGTCACCTACACGGATAGTGAAGGCAAAGTGCATCTCGACGTTGATTATTGTACACCTGAAGAATAAGCACATGAGAGCCCTGGAGAAATCTGGGGCTCTTTTATTTGAGTCATTAGCATGGGCTGTACGGTGGGTTCGATTCCCGCATGACTCGCAACCGGGCCAAAGAGCCTGATATTTGAACAATAGAAGGAGTAAGGATTATGAGAAGAGAAAAAGTAAAAGAGATCGTCGATTACATGGTTTCGGAGGGTATACAGAACACCAACTACGGCAGCTGGGTCTTTGATATTCCGGAACTTTGCGACAAGTTTGACCTTCCGCTGGAATGGTTCTATGAGCACAACGATGATATTTGCCGTGAACTCGGCAATCGTGATGAGGTTGCTGATTACGAGCAGACCTACGACTGGAACAATCATCCGCTGGATTACGACCTGGTTTATTACACGGACTCCTGCCCATTTTGAGGAGGTGTGATATTTATGGGCGGACTTCGCAGAGTAGATAAGGCTTGCAATATACGTCCTACTGCAAAAAGCACGGACTTTACTAAGAAAAAAGAACTCTGGAAGGTGTTCAGGAAGAACCGGAAAGAGCTCTTTGCTTATACCGTCAGAGGGGAGGGCGAAGATGAGGAAGAGGCGACGATCTCGCTTCTGGCCTACGAGAATCACTGCAATAAAAGTGCCATTTATGTGACGTTGGAAATGAGGTGAGCGACCTGATGGCAGGTGTAACGCTCTACAACTATCAATTAGATGCGATCAACCGTATGAAAATCGGATGCATCTTATGCGGAGGCGTAGGAAGCGGAAAATCAAGGACGAGTTTGGCGTTTTACTACAGACTCTATGGTGGACAAATAAATACAAAAGAATATGCAAGGATGACAGAACCACCGGATCTTTATATCATTACCACGGCTCGAAAACGGGATACGGGTGAGTGGGACGAAGAGTTGGCTCACTTCTACATGGGAACGGACCCGAAACTTGATATTTACGAGCATACGGTCATCGTAGACTCGTGGAATAATATTGGGAAGTACGTTGGCGTGAAGAGTGCGTTCTTTATATTTGATGAGCAGAGAGTCGTTGGTAGTGGTAAATGGGTCAAGTCTTTCCTGAAAATCGCAAAGGAAAATGAGTGGATTCTTCTTAGCGCTACGCCGGGGGACTGCTGGACAGATTATATTCCGGTGTTCATCGCAAATGGGTTCTTCCGAAATCGGACTGAATTCAACAACCAGCATGTGATCTACAGCCGCTTTTCCAAATATCCGAAGATCGACAGATATTTGAACACGCAGCGACTGGTACGGCTGCGGGAACGGATTCTGGTTGACATGGACTTTGAGCGGTCCACAGTGTCCCACCATGAGAATATTTTCGTAGACTACGATAAGCCGAAGTATTTGCAAATCTGCAAGAACCGCTGGAATCCTTGGGAGGATAGACCAATAGAGACAGCAAGCGAGTTTTGCTATATATTGAGGAAGCTTGTCAATTCCGATGAAAGCCGGCAGCAGGAAGTCCTTGATATTTGCATGACGCGGCCAAGAGTCATTATCTTCTATAATTTTGACTATGAGCTGGATATTTTGCTGAATCTGCCTTATGACCACGGCGTTGAGGTGGCACAGTGGAATGGTCATAAGCATCAGCCAATTCCTGATGGCGATAGGTGGGTTTATCTCGTGCAGTACAACGCCGGGGCAGAGGGCTGGAATTGCATCAAGACGGACACCATTATATTCTACAGCCAGAACTACTCCTATAAGATTATGGAGCAGGCTGCCGGGCGAATCGACAGACTGAATACGCCATATAAGGATCTCTGGTATTACCATCTGAAGAGTAGGAGCGGTATCGATTTGGCTATTTCGAGAGCCCTGAACTCGAAGAAGGCGTTTAACGAAAGGAAATTTTATGGAGCATGATATTTATGATTCTTTGAGGCTTGCTGCGACGATCTGTGAGAAATTTGCAGATGTCTTAAACGCGATTGCGGAATATTGCGAGAAAGTGACGGCTTGTTTTATGGACTTGCCCTCATTGCGGGAATGTGACAATCGTTCGGGAGGTAAAATCAGATGAGTGACTGTATGCGAGAAATTGTTCGCTGTCGGAAATGCGGATGTGCTTTGACAAATGAAGCCGAACATATTTTGCCGAATGTGAATTTCAGGGTCTGTATTATGACCTGTACACTGTCTTTAATTTGCCCCGATTGCGGGGAAGTGGAGATTCTCGAAATGGAGGACTACTTATAATGAGCGACTGGAAACGCGAAGTGGACTATGCAACCTACTGCCCGAAGTGCAAGAGCTTCAAGGTGCTGGAGACGGACGAGCCCTGCAACGAGTGCATGACGGAGTGTGCGCGGGAGGGGACGGTGAAGCCGGTGAAGTTCGAGAAAGCAAAGGTGAAAGCCAGATGATTCTCGGGATTGCACAGGCAGACCGAACGAACCAAGGAGACGAACGGTATACGCCTGACTATGCGCTATATCCATTGCTCGAATTTTTAGGAGACAAAAAAAAGCAAATTGTCTGGTGTCTATTTGATAAAATGGATTCTGCGTATGTAAAAGTGCTCTCTGAAGCTGGATACAGAGTTATTACATCCCACATTGATGATGGCATGGATTATTTTACATATGAACCTGAGAATTGGACTGTAATGGTATCGAACCCGCCATTCAGTAAGAAGGATGATGTACTCGAGCGGGCCTATTCACTAGGAAAACCTTTTGCGCTGCTGCTTCCTATCAATGCAATTCAAGGAAGAAGACGATTTGATATTTACCAAAACCGATTGCAGCTATTATGTTTCGACCAGAGAATAGGGTATATATCGCCGTCTATGATATGTCCGAGCGAGGCAACACCGTTTGCTAGTGCCTATTTTTGCAATGATTTCTTACCAAGTAAACTTGAACTTAGACGATTGTATAAGGAGAAGGCGCGAAAATAACAGACTCCTTTATGAGGTAAACTCATATTTGAAAGGAGATATTTATTATGAAAAAAGCGTGGAAAATTGGTATTAGCACTATTGCTGGTATTGTTGGGGCGTGTGTGCTGATTCGTATTCACAATGCAGAGGTTCGCAAAGTATATTGCGAACGCTATGGAAAAGGATATGATGCAGGATATGCACTTGGACTTTATCAAGGGAAGTTGAAGGGTGCCAATGACATGTATATGAATGCTCATAATGGGAGTGAATATTTCAATAATTATATGATTGAAGCTAGGAAAGAATTTGTTGAGGCAAATACAAAACTCAATAAATAAGAGAACTGGGCCGTGGAGAAATCTGCGGCTCTTTATTTTTATCGTTGAAGGAGATGTTTATATGCAACGTATGAACATTAAATGCTGCCATTGTGGAGACTATACCCCATTTATCACAGAGGAGAATATTGAAGTTATTCCTCAAGTTAATCTCACAAGAACCGACATGGATAGTTTAGGCGATATCGCTGAGGCATTGAGGGAATGCGGTTGCTTGGGTGCGTGTGATTTCTTACGCCGGGTTCAGAGTGAAGTGACCAAAATTGTAGAGTATCAGGAGGAACGGTGAACGCTAAATGATATTTGCTGAAGAGGATTTGAAATCTTTGAATGCTATTGCTGGACTATTGGCTTCATTCGGGTGTGATAGACAGGCTGGCTGTGTGCTTTATATTCAGCATAAAATCGCAAAGGCCATGGAGGCTGACGAAAGGAAATGCAGAAATGAGAAACATGTCTAAGAAAACATGGAAACTCCGGGTTTGGAGTCACATGACCGAGATGCAGAAGCTGGATATTCTGCTGAAGCACGCTAAGGTTCCGCATACTTATGGACGTCGTTGGCCGGAGATGGACAGACCGGACTGTCAAGAGCATCTTCCGGGCGGACGACACGATGGTGGTGAGCAAATCGTTACATATGATGCTGCTGGAAATCGTATCTGGGATGGCGTTTGGGGTTGGGGTTCCTATGGCTTTGAGCAGGGGCTTATCGAGGTGATGGGCGCACAGCTACTTGGTCATGATGATGTTAAGGGCTGGCTCACGGCTCGTCAGGTCACAAAGATGTGGAGGTGTAGAAATGCTGCGAAAAATCGCTGAGTTTATCAAGATATTATGGACGGAACCAATCAAATGGCTTCTCAGAATTAAATCTCCAACAGAAGAATGGGCTCGTTGGTTGGGAATCCCAGAATGTGAAGCTCAAATTGGCGCAATCCATAAATATTGTAATCCTCTACAAGAATTGGAAATTGCGAGGAACCACTTTGAGAACTGTGATCCGGAGTTTATTACAGCTGCTATCTTCGAGCTGAACGCTGCGGAGTGCCGGGTTGATGCTGCGAGGAGGTGTGTTGTATGAGCATGGTATACAACCAAATCTACAAATGCCGAAAGTGTGGCGCAGAATTTTGCCCGGTGACGGTACATACCGAGACTATCATGTATATTGAGCTGAATAATTTCCTGAACAGGGTCAATGGAGAACTCGAGTGGGATCACAAAGATATGCCTTTAGCACCAAGGCTGTATAGAGCGCATACATGTCCGAACGGTGACATCGGCGTTGGCGACTTCATCGGGTACCAGAAGGAGGAGCAATGAGTATGTATGAAAAAATCGGCAAGTTTATTGGCGGCGTTCTGGCTGTTACTATCGCGGCCTGCGCGTGGCTGATAATCATTGCCTTCACCCTGAAATGCCTGTGGTTCATTATCTTCAGGTTCTTGGGGTGAAGTGAATGATGTATAGTGATATTCGTTGGATAACCGACCTGGTAGATACAGGAAAAATCACAGTTGACCAGGCAAGAGAGATAGTAAACGCCGAAACGATTGAGATTTTATATGCAAATAATGAGCCGTGCATCATTCTGATTCGCAATGCCGGCGAACCAACGAAAGAGATCGGGCTATATTCTGAGGATTACGAAACTCATAAGCTGGAAATGGTAAAAGTCAACGCTACGCTGCAAGAGGTGGTTGAACTATGCATTCGCAATGAAATCAGCTATCAAGATGCTCAGCTATGGTGTTTGGCGAATAATATTTCATTTCGCAAATTTGACCGATGGCTGTACTATACACTGCGGGGTAAAGAAAGAGATATTCCGTCAGAGCCTGTGTATTGGCTGCACCGACTCGCTTTATTTTTTAAGCGGTGTTTTGATTGGTTGCTCAACTCGATTCTGGAGGTTTTACATGAATGAGTCATTTGGAGCTTGTACTCAGTTAGCTGGAAGGTGCGCTGTTTGTCATAAAGTCTCTACCTGTGATCATAAAAGAATGGAGCATCTTGGGTATATTATTCCAAGCACAGATCTTAATATCAATATTGTTGTCGCGAGAGCCAACGAAAAGAGCCTCAGTCAGCTCGAAATAGTTGATTCACTGATGAAAAGGAGATTTAATTATGAAAGTCGTTGAACCCAAATACGAAATCCTCACTGATATTTCTGAGGGCGGCATCAAAGAGCTCCAGCAGATCGAGCGGGTGGCCCGGGTCTGCTACAAGAGCGAGGACAAAATCACGCTGGACGGTGAGTCGGCAAAGAAGCTGGTGGGCTTTCTGGTGAAGCAGGGGCATGAGGCTATGCTGGAGCATTCTCAGCTGAGCGTGCTCTTCACGTGCGACCGTGGCGTGGCCAACGAGCTTGTGCGGCACCGCATTGCAAGCTTTGCACAGGAGAGCACGCGGTATTGCAACTACTCGAAGGAGAAGTTTGGCAATGAGCTTACGTTCATCTGGCCGTCCTATATCCGTGGTGAGCAGTATTGCGAACTGAACGATAGCGAGGTTACGATCAAAAGCTCGTTCTTGGAAGCTATGACCTATGCCGAAAAGGACTACAAGCTGATGATCGCAAACGGTATGCGCCCCGAACAGGCTCGTTGTGTGCTGCCACTGTGCCTGAAGACTGAGATCGTGGTAACTGCCAACTACCGTGAGTGGCGCAACATCTTCAAGCTGCGTACTCCTGTGGCGGCCCATCCTCAGATGCGTGAGCTGATGTGTCCGCTGTTGTTGGAGGTTCAGAAGAAGATTCCGGTGGTGTTCGATGATATTTACACGTTCTGGCCGGCGGATGACCAGACGCGGAATGGGAGTATGGTGAAGTAACTATGAAAAATCGGATTATTAGTGTTGTCGCATGTCTGATGATGCTTGTTGGCTGCCTCGGGTTATGCAGTTGTGGAAACTATAGGGTGTTTGATACGACATTTACCTATTCCTGGGCACAGATTAAGTTGCCCGATGGAACTATTGTTCAAGGCAAAGTGGACAACTGGACTGACTACGAAGGCGATCAGCTGCAAATCACGATTGACGGCACCACATATCTGGTTCATGCAGCGGATGCCGTTATGAAAACCTAAGTGTAGAAAGTACATGGTGAAAGCTGATGCATAAGGTCTTATTCACTATTGGGTTCGCTTGTCAAATCTTCTATTTTGGGAGTCGTTACGGGGTAAAACTTGAGAAAGATATTACTGAAGTCATATACGGCATAGGTGTTATATTGGCGCTAGCATCTTTTGCTTTATATTGAAAGAAGGGGAGTATGGTGAAAGAATGAACAATTCCACTCGGGAATTTCTTCTTTGGCTTGGCATTCCGGACAAAATGACCGGCTTCGAACTGCTTGGCGAGACGTTGGAGCAGTCGATGGAGTACGTTCGGAAGGGCAGGAAAATCAACCAGACGGATATTTTCATCAACCTGAGTAAGCGGCATGGACAATCATACAACTCTATCGACCGAGCGATACGCAGGGCCGTGGATTTTGCGGCTTATCGCACTGATGAGACGATAAAGCGAAACTTGTGCGAGGTCATGGGAAATGTCTACTATGGGTCGGTTTCGGTCAAGAGCTTTTTGTATGCTGCGGCGGGATGGCTGTTGCTGAGAGAAGATATGGAGTAAAGCACTGAGCCGTGGAGAAATCTGCGGCTCTTTATTTTTTCTATTCTAGGATAAGAATTAAAGGAGGTGATCCCCATGTAAGATAAGTAAATAAAAAGGCCTCATACTCGTGTGCTAAGCGGGTGTGAGGCTTTGATTTTTATGAAGTTAAAGGAGAAATTATTATGGAAAAGAAAATTAGCTGGAAAAACGCTGTGGAATATGGCGGAATACTTGTTGGCGCTTTTTTTACTGTAAAGTACCCTGCTACTGTCTATGTGTTGTTTTTGATTTTGTGGGGGATTCGGAACTTGTAACATCCGCGATTTCTGAAGAATGAATCGCTCTAGCAGGAGGTGTAAGTTTCTTGAAAAACGTATGATATGTACGCCAGCCAATAAAAGTTGATGAACTTAAATCCACAATAGCACCCGCTGCTAGTCCACCAAGCCATTCCCAGTCGCTCAAATTGATCGTTCCGGTTTCGCCATATTTTGTAACTGCTCGATACCCAGCAGCATTGTTTATTGAATCGATAGTCTCTCGAGGAATGCTGTCAATTAAATGTTCAGCCATGTGATTTCCAAACTCGACCGCATACGGTTGAAAAGCTTTTGCGGCCAAAGCAATGGTACTCTTAGACATGATGAATACTTGAACCTCATGGTCTGACGGCTCAAACCCTGCAATGTAGGCTACAGAAAGACTCATTAGAATTTGCAGCAAAACACTTGCAGCAGCAGCTGTCTTTTTAACTGAAGTATAGTCAGGCGTATCCGGAAAGCTTGAAGGCACTCCTAGAAGAACGATTTGAGGTATAAAAGCACTGATGAGATGACTTGCTGCCTTCTGAGGCCTTGGGTACTTTTCAAGATACTGGTTGGCCATGTTTGCGCTTATTGTGGATAAGCCAGTTTTATCAATCAGATCGCTATAAGAAAGTAAAATGTCAGCTATTTTTATGGATTGAACTGCCGGTAAATCGGACATATGGACTCCTTTCACTCGATAGGGGGCGATAAATCAAGTGTACCACATGAAAACAAAGAATGAAAGGTGCTATCATGATAAAATTCAAAAATAATATAAAGTGGTCTCTTCCACCCTAAAATCCTTGACGTTTCAACACTTCAATGGTATTCTTGATTCAACGATGAGGAGGTGCTGGTGATGGCACGAACAGTAAAATGTCCTAGCTGTGGCGGCGAGCTTACGGTTAAAGATGAGAACCGCGACTTTATGTTCTGTGAGTATTGCGGGACGAAAGTGCGGCTCGATGATTATCAGGAGACACATCGATTCGTGGATGAAGCACGGATTCAGGAGTCTAAGGACGCCAAGGAGCTCGAGCTGAAGAAGCTGGAGTTTGAAGAGAAGAAACGGCATGAGCATGACAAGCAAGAAAAAGCAGCAATTACCGGGCTTGTGATTTTCATGATTGTTGTTTCCATTCTCCTCTGGATGAATGAAAAAGGCGTGATTTGAGCTACTTTAAGAGCTCTTTAACGTCAAAATTGCCCAAAAGCCCACTTTCTGCCCACTTTTGAAAATATTTTTGGCCATAAAATTTAACGTAAATACGTTAAAAATATATGAAAAGCCCAAAAACCCACTTTTTTCTTCAATTTAATAAAAATTTTAATAAAATAATATAATAACTAACGATAAAAAGTGGGCTTTTGGCCACGACACGGAAAATTCACATCCTGTCCATAATGTAGACTTGCATAAACTTGCCAATGAGCATATAGTAAAAACTACCGATGACCACACTTTTTCGAGAGGTGAAAACAATGAAAGACTATGAGAAGTCCTTTATCAATGACGCCGGGATTGAAGAATGGGTAACCACCGATAGCTTCGGAAACGAAGTACATTGCTACGCCGACAAGTTCGCTGAGGTACATACCAAAGCTCCGATTTGTGAATGCGGCACACCGCTGGTCGAAGAAGCACACGAGGAGTGGTACTGCCCCAAGTGCAAGACTACTCGGAACAGCAGTGAATTTTCAAGGCCTATCCGTCCTGAGAGCTATATGGCACACAATCTTGCACCCCATGAGGATTTCGGCGAGTATAAGTATATGCCCGATGCAACTGGCCACATGATGTTCGAGGCAGGTGCGCCGAACTACGACCTGGAATTTTTCAATCTCATCTAGCAGATAACATATTTTCTTGGCCCTTACGTGATTTGCGTAAGGGCTTTTCTTTTTGCCCCCAAAACCCATCTCGCGTGAAAAATTCACGCGAAAAAATCTGCCTCTTTTATGAGGAGGAGTAGAATGCGTCTCAGACGTGCTCTACTCCTTTTTTATTTTGGAGGTTGACATGTTAGAAAACACATTCAAGACCGGCTTGGTGAAAGAGCTGAAGTCTCGCTTTCCCGGCTGCATTGTGCTCCACGCAGACCCTAACGAGATACAGGGTATTCCTGACCTCGTGGTTCTGTACGAAGACACATGGGCCGCACTGGAAGGCAAGAAGTCAGCAAGAGCATCTCATCGCCCAAATCAGGACTACTATGTAGAAAAGATGAACGAGATGAGTTATGCTGCTTTCATCTACCCGGAGAACAAGGAGGAGATACTGAATGAACTGGAACGATCATTCCAAGCTCGTAGGTCTGCACGCCTTTCTGGGTGCGAGTAAGTATCATTGGATAAACTATGATGTTGCACGCCTTGCCGAGACCTATGCCAGCTATCAGGCCAAGGAAAATGGCACAAGACTGCACGCATTTGCGGCAGAGTGTATTGCTCTTGGTCAGAAGCTGCCGAAAAGCAAAAAGACGCTCAACGCCTACGTCAACGATGCCATCGGCTTCCGTATGACACCGGAACAGGTGCTCTATTATTCGGGCAACTGCTTCGGAACGGCAGATTCTATCACTTTTAAGAACAACTTACTGCGAATCCACGACCTCAAGACCGGAGCTGTTCCTGCACATATTGAGCAGCTCTTTATTTATGATGCACTTTTCTGTTTGGAGTATCGCGTACACCCGCAGGACATCCAAATCGAAAACCGCATTTATCAGAACGATGATGTCTTTACAGTCAACCCGACCGAGGCCGAAATCAAGCCTATCATGGACAAAATCATCGAGTTCGATAAAATAATTGCGGAATTGAAGTTAGGAGAAGCAGCATGAATCCGATTGAAAAAGACATCAAATTCTTTTATGACGTGGACGACGAGACCGACAGCCTCGAACACTACGGTACCAAGCGCCACTCCGGCCGCTATCCTTGGGGCTCTGGTGAGAATCCTTACCAGCGTTCCGGTGATTTTCTTTCCCGTGTGGAGGAGCTGAAGAAGACCGGCAAGTTCACCGAGAAAGAGATTCTCGAACAGATCAACACAACGCTGCCCGACGAGTACAAGATGGGTACAACCGAGTTCCGTGTCGCTCAGCAGAAGGCTCTTCATGAGCGGAAAGCGCTCCAGTACGACCAGATTCGCGCTCTGAAAGATGACGGTCTGAAGTGGACTGAAATCGGCGCGAAGTTAGGCCTTTCTGAGTCTACTGTTCGCTCCATGTACAACAACGGTATCGGCGAGAAGGCAAATCAGGCTCAGAAAATCGCCGAGACGCTGAAGGCGGAAGTCGATAAAAAGGGCATGATTGACGTGTCTGAAGGCACAAATCTGGTTCTTGGCGTCTCCGAAGGTAAGCTTGACGAGGCCATCTACATCCTCGAGGCTGAGTATGGCTATCAGCGCTACGGCGTTGGTATTCGTCAGCCAACCAACATCAACCAGCAGACGAATGTTACTGTTTTGGCAAAGCCCGAGTACAACCAGAAGTATGCGTATGAGCATCAGGGTGACATTCAGTCTTTGGGTGACTACCACTCGGATGATGGTGGTGAGACATTCCAGAAGCTCCAGCGTCCGTCCAGCATGAGTTCCGACCGTGTTGCGATTCGCTACGGTGACGAAGGCGGTCTGGACAAGGATGGTGTTATCGAGATTCGCCGCGGCGTGGATGACCTGAGCCTTGGCAACAGCCACTATGCGCAGGTCCGCATCATGGTGGATAACAGTCACTACCTCAAGGGTATGGCTGTTTATTCTGACGATGTGCCTGATGGATATGATGTCATTTTCAATACGAACAAACCCTCTGGCACGCCCAAGATGAAGGTGCTCAAGCCCATCAAGGACGACCCGGACAATCCCTTTGGTGCAGCTCTTACTGCGGCTGGACAAAGCGAGTACATTGGTGCCGACGGGAAGAAGCATCTTTCTCCCATCAATAAGCTCCGTGAGGAAGGCGAATGGGACACGATGGCAAAAAATTTGTCCTCGCAGTTCCTCTCCAAGCAGCCCATCAAACTCATTAAGCAGCAACTCAACCTTACTCTGGCTGACCGCAAGGCTGAGTACGAAGAGATCATGAACTATGACAACCCGACTATCAAGAAGAAATTGCTGATTGATTTCGCAGATACCTGCGAGGGGAACTCAATGACGTTGAAGGCTTCGTCTTTCCCGGGTCAGTCTACTAAGGTCATCCTGCCCCTGACCAAAATCAGCGAGAAAGAGTGCTACTGCCCGACTTATGAGAACGGCAATCAGCTTGCGCTGATTCGTTTTCCTCATGCGGGTACTTTTGAGATTCCTATCGTTACGGTCAATAACAAGAATGTCAGTGGCAAGCGGAACTTCGGCAATATTCAGGATGCCATCGGTATCAACTCCAAAGTTGCAGAGCGCCTGTCTGGTGCAGATTTCGATGGTGATACTGTCGTTGCTATCCCCATTTCCAGCAAGGTGGCTGTCAAAGCGACAGCTGCACTGAGAGACCTGAAAGACTTTGACCCTAAGACTGCTTATGCTGTCCCGGAAGGCAACCCGAATGGTGTACGCCTGATGAAGAAGGAAGAAAAGCAGAAAGAGATGGGCATCATCTCTAACCTCATCACAGATATGACACTCCGCGGTGCAGATGAAAAGGAGATTGCTCGTGCAGTCAAGCATTCGATGGTTGTCATCGATGCAGAAAAACACAAGCTGGATTACAAGCGGTCTGAGCGGGAGAATGGTATTCAGGAACTGAAGAAAAAGTGGCAGATCCGTGTGGATGAGGACGGCAATGAACACTTTGGTGGTGCATCTACACTGCTGTCTCGCCGCAAGCAGACCGTATATGTCCCCGAACGTAAGGGCAGTGCCCGCATTGATAAGGAAACTGGTGAGCTTATCTACAAAGAGTCTGGCCGCCGGTATTTCGATAAGAAGAAAGGCGAGTTTGTTGATGCACAGCAGAAGGTAAGTCTTATTTCCATGACGCCCGATGCGCGCACCCTCTCTTCCGGTACGCCGCAGGAGAATCTGTATGCAGATTTCTCGAACGAGCTGAAAGCACTTGCACGGAAGGCTCGGAAAGAAGCTGCTAACATGAAGGGCTTGGTTTACAGCCCTGCGGCTGCCAAAGAGTATCGCGCGGAAGTTGATTCCATCAACGCGAAGCTTGAGTCTGTCATTGCTAACAAGCCGAAAGAGCGCCGCGCCATGGTGATAGCAAACGCGAATATTAAGGCAAAGATTCAGGCTCTGGACCTTGATCCCAAGCTTGACAAGAAGGAAATCAAGAAGATCTCTTCCGTTGAGATGCAGCGTGCGCGTGATTCAATCGGTGCAAGCGGAAGTAAGACACGCATTACGTTCACAGACCGTGAATGGGAAGCTGTGCAGAAAGGTGCAATTTCGGATTCCAAGTTGACAAAGATTCTTAATGCTTCTAAGTCGGACGAAATTGTTAAGCGAGCAATGCCAAAGACTGCTACTGTGATAACCAACGCGAAGATGGCCAAAGCAAAAGCGATGCTCGCCAACGGGTATACCTATAACGAAATTGCCAAAGCTTGTGGTGTTCCCGAGTCCACTGTTTACAGTGCTCTGAATAAGTAAGGAAGGCTTTGAACTATGATTCGATGCTTTTTAACAACGACCGATAACCCTTATAATCCCTACAGCCAGTTCGACGACTGGTATCGTTTCGATATGGATAAGGGCTACAACTCCTGCGGACTGCTGATGCGGCTGGCCTATACCTCTGACCAGCTGACGGATGCAGAGAATGCATACGAAATTGAGCAGGCTATTGATGAAATCATCGCCAACGACCCGCTCAACATCTACAAGAAGCTCAAGATGGAGGTCGAAGACGACACGACCCTTGCGCAAAGCGCGTAAGGGGATAGGGAGGGGGTCGCAAAATCAACACCCCCTCTCAAATCGCGCCGGTCTTTGATATTTCTCCGGAGGGAAAATTGATATTTGGGCTTTCATGCCTGGTATTGACCTCCATTGATATTTTATAGAGAAAACTTGCCGAGGTCTGGGGAGTAGACCGGACTTCGGCGGTTTTTCTAAGGGTTCACGGGTACACTCCCTTATTATACCTTTGTGGTACGGGTATGGATACGTTTTCATGATCGTTCAACCTCCAATAGAACTTTCCCAAAATCATTTCCTCCTTTTTTTGTCGAGTTACTGCTTTGCTCTGACATACCTGTGAACCCTTAGAAAAGCCTTTTATTTTTGTCATGAAGTTATTCATGGCAAACTTTGCAAAAAACGCCAGCAATGGCGGGTAAACCAAAATCTGGCGGATAAGAACGCGAACGATATTTGACAGAATTTTACAGAAAGGATGGTGCCGAAAATGGGCGCAAGAAAAACTTCCGGCGCTGACCTGCCCGCAATGAGGCCGGCACTGACTCCGGAAGCACGAGAAAACCAGATGATCTCTCTGGCAATGGACTTGGTGGAAAAGCGGATACGGGAAGGAACAGCCTCTTCTGCAGAGACCACCCACTTCCTGAAGCTGGCGACAAGTAAGACGATGCTGGAAAAGCAGAAGCTCGAGGAAGAGAACAAGCTCCTGCGGGCTAAGACTGAGGCCATCAATGCAGCAAAGGACAACGAGGAGCTGTACCTGGAAGTGCTCAAGGCCATGAAAGAGTATTCCGGCGAGGATGATGGCGAAGGAGAAGAGTATGAGTGCTGAGGTGTTCCGGATGCTTTGGGTCGTGGCAGTCCCAGCGTTGTTTGGAGAGGTGTTCTGGTTCGGTGAATACGGCGGCGTGAACGAGAAACAGGACAATATGCTGTGGGCCGTGTTTCTTGCGACAGTTACATTCCTGATTGCGGGTGCATTTGCAATGGACCACGGGTACATCTGAGAAAGAGGCGGCTCTATGACAGAGTTCGAGAGGATACTGTGGTCGAGCTTCCTTGCATGTTTTGTGGCCTTTCTGCTGGCGGTATGGCTGGGGAAGAAACCGGATAATGCCCTGAGCAGAAGTGCTCTTTGTATGGCGGACCTTACGGGCATGATTTCACTGCTATACGAAATTGTGGAGATGCTGAAATGAAAAGCTACAGCGAGATGTGTCGGTGCGGGACATTTGAGGAGCGGCTGAAGTATTTACAGCTGCACGGGACGGTGGGAAAGGACACCTTTGGGTTTGACCGATACCTGAACCAGGACTTTTACCGCTCGAAGGAGTGGCGGCAGTTCCGGGACAGGATCATCGTGCGGGACGGAGGCTGCGACCTCGGGTGCAAAGGCCATCCTATCGCAGACATCACAGCCAGCGGAGGAAAGGTGAGCCGGGCGCGCATTACGATACACCACATCAACCCTCTGACGAAAGAGGATATTCTCGAGCACCGGGAAGCACTGTTCGACCCGGAGAATGTTATCAGCGTGTCGGATGCGACACACAAGGCCATCCATTACGGCACCGGGGACGGGCCGAAGATGCCGGATGGCAAGAGAACAGCAGGGGATACCTGCCCTTGGAGGAAATAGGATGAACTGGACGACGGCTTGGCTTACCATGAAGCAGGGTCACAAAGTGAAACGTCGGGGCTGGAAGGACGCCTACTGGCATATTTCTGGCACAGAGCTTCTGATCCACACGGAAAACGGCGAAGAGCTCAACTTCCGCAAGGTCAAAGATATTGGCATGATGCTGAACGTGACCTGCTGCGACGACTGGGAACAGGTTATGGAAGGATAAAACGATGATGGGCCACTTTACCTGACAACGAAAGAAAAAAACAGAGGAGGATTCAAAATGGACAACGAAGCTATGATGAACCGCGCAAAGCAGCTGGTGGTGGACTACTTTAACGCCCATGTGGATGCGACCGACGGCAAACTGCTATAATTTCTCGACCTGCGATAGAAAGGATAAAGATGCCTAATACCTTTGGCTCCAGGCTGAAACACGCCTGGAACGCATTTCTGAACCGGGACCCTCCCCGGGTGTACGGAGGGGGCTACAGCTACCGGCCCGACCGACCAAGGCTGAACCGGACGACCGACCGCACCATCCTGACGGCAATTTACGCCCGGATGGCGCAGGACGCCACAGCGATCACCATAAACCACGTAAGGCTCGACGAAAACGACCGCTTTGATGCGGTGTTGGACTCGGGCCTTAATTCATGCCTGAACCTTTCGGCCAACAAGGACCAGACGGGCAGGGCTCTGCGGTACGACATCTATCTCTCCCTGCTGGACGAAGGCGTCATCGCCATCGTGCCGGTGGACATCGACGAGGACCCGGTGACGGGGGAGACAGAGATCCTGTCGATGCGGGTGGGCAAGGTGAAGGAGTGGTACCCGGACGATGTGCGGGTGGAGCTTTACAACGACAGGACCGGGCAGAAGGAAGAAGTCATCCTGCCGAAAGAGCGGGCGGCTATCGTGGAGAACCCCTTCTACTCTGTCATGAACGAGCCCAACAGCACCGTCCAGCGGCTCATCAGCAAGCTGCGCATCATGGACGCCGTGGACGAGCAGGCCGGAAGCGGAAAGCTCGACCTCATCATCCAGCTGCCCTACCCCGTGAAAAGCCCTGCCCGGAAAGAACAGGCGCAGGAGCGGCGGAAGACACTGGAAGAGCAGCTGGCGGGCAGCCGATACGGCATCGGCTACATTGACGCCACGGAGCATATCACCCAGCTGAACCGGAGCCTCGAGAACAACCTGCTGAAAAGCATCGAGTACCTGACCAACATGGCTTACAGCCAGCTGGGGCTGACGCCGGAGATCATGAACGGCACAGCGGACGACACTGTCATGACCAATTACGAGAACCGAGTCATCGAGCCCCTTGTAGCGGCTGTGGTGGATGAACTGAAGCGGAAGTTCCTGAGCCGCGAAGACCTCAAGGCTAAGCAGAGCATCATGTACTTCCGCGACCCGTTCAAGCTGGCACCCGTCTCGATGGTGGCCGAGATGGCCGACAAGTTCACCCGTAACGAGATCATGACGTCGAATGAGTTCCGTCAGGTCATCGGAATGAAACCCTCGAAAGACCCCAAGGCAGACCAGCTGCTGAATAAGAATCTTTCTCCCAACGCGGGACAGGCGGCACAGATTGGCAGTGACCCCGCCGCAAGAGGGCGAGAGGCCGTGGAGCAGATGGTAAATGAATCTTAAAAGAAAGGAGAAATCAAAATGGTGAATTTTGACTACGACTGCAGCGGCTGGGCGACGAAGGCGAACACGAAGTGTTACGACGGTCTGACCATTGCAGAAGACGCATTCAAGGGCTGCAGTGGCCAGACTGTGCCGATGGTGTACAACCACGACCACTCGAGCCTTGACAATGTCATCGGCCACGCACTGCTGGAAAACCGCAAGGGCGGGGTCTACGCTTACGCCAAGTTCAACGACACGCCCACCGGTCAGACGGCCAGGAAGTGCGTGGAGAACGGCGACCTGAACGCTTTTTCCATCTGGGCCAACGGTCTGCAGAAGGCCGGACAGGTGGTGAAACACGGCGTCATCCGGGAACTGAGCCTCGTACTGGCAGGCTGCAACCCCGGCGCGCTCATCCAGGAAGTGGTGAAGCACAGCGCTGACAATATGGACGATGAGGGCTGCGAGGCCTTTATCTTTAACGACCCGGGCAGTCTGAGCCTCGAGCATGGCATGGACCCGGAGGGCAACCCGCTGGAGGAGGCCGTACTGGCCCACTCCGACGACAACAAGGAGGACGGCAAGATGGCCGAGGAAACCAACGGTAAGACGCTCGAAGAGGTCTACAACAGCATGACCGACGAGCAGAGGGAATGCTGCCATGCACTGGTGGGCCTGGCTCTGGAAGAGCAGGACGGTGACGGCGGCGAAGACGACAATGACAAGGAGGATGAAACCGACATGAAGCACAATGTTTTCGACAAGGATGCGGGCAAGCAGACCGTGCTGAAGCACAGCATCGACGACATCAACAGCATCATCAAGGGCGCGAAGACCAGCGGCACCCTGAAGGCGGCCTTCGACAACGCCGGCGTGGAGCAGGGCGAGATCGATGAGCTGAGCCACGGCATCGACAATATCGACTGGCTGTTCCCGGAGGATCACCTGCTGGACACCACGCCCCGCATCATCGACAAGCCCGACGACTGGGTGAGCGTGGTGATGGGCGGCGTGAAGCACATCCCGTTCAGCCGCTTCAAGAGCATGTTCGCAGACCTGACCCCCGAAGATGCCCGTGCCAAGGGTTATGTGAAGGGCAATTATAAAATCGAAGAGGTCTTTGGCCTGCTGCGCCGCTCCACCGGCCCGACCACTGTGTACAAGAAGCAGAAGCTCGACCGCGACGACGTGAGCGACATCACCAGCTTCGATGTGGTGTCCTGGCTGCGCAACGAGATGCGCTACAAGCTGAACCGTGAGCTGGCGCTGGCCTATATCCTGGGCGATGGCCGTCAGGCGGCAAGCGAGGACAAGATCGACGAGAACTGCATCCGTCCTATCTTCAACGATGCCGACCTGTTTACCATCAAGGTACAGGTGGCTACGACCGGCCTGAGCAAGGTGGAGGACAAGTACAAGGCCTTCATCAAGCAGGCCATCCGCAGCCGCAAGGAGTACCGCGGCAGCGGCACCCCGGTTATGTTCACCACCGAGGACGCTCTGACCGAGATGCTCCTGCTGGAAGACAACATGGGCCGCACGCTCTATGCCGACGAGGCTGCGCTGGCCCGCAAGCTGCGCGTGAGCAAGATCGTCACTGTGCCTGAGATGGAAGGCCGCAAGGGCGCCAAGGGCGGTGATCTTGCCGCCGTTATCGTGAACCTCAGCGACTACACCGTGGGCGCAGACAAGGGCGGCGCTGTCTCCATGTTCGACGACTTCGACATCGACTACAACGCCATGAAGTACCTCATCGAGACCCGCTGCTCCGGCGCACTGACGACTCCCTACAGTGCTATGGCCATCGAGTGGGCGGCGTAAAGAGCGCCGGATGCCCTCTCCGTCAGCTCAGCTGACACTTTTCCTCAGAGGGCAGGCACAGAATAAACCTCTAAGGCGCTTTAACTTTAGAGCGCTCGCCCGTTAGGATCTCTCTGTCGGCTGCGCCGACACCTCCCCTTGAAAGGGAAGACTTTGGCAGGACGGTTTTGAGACTGCTGGACGAATGAAATTTCGTCTGGGCGTAAACGGCAGTGCGCTGCTAGAGAGGGCAGACACTGCAAAAGAAAGGAGATCAAAAATGACCCTGAAACCTTTTTATGATCGTACCGAGGACGTACACGTGGGCGCATATGTCGCTTACGGCCACACCGACGGCAAGCTGTACGCTGACGCCGAGCACAAGATGAAGGTGAGCGCCGCCGACCTTGGCCGCGCCTTCATGCTGGGCCGTCTTATCGTGTGTGACGGCAAGAACTACTACGCGCCCATCGCATACGCAGAGGCCACCGGCGTGAAGACCTATGACGGCACTGCCGCCAAGAGCTGGACGGCAAGCGCCGAGTAATTTTGGCGGCCATGGAAGTTAGTGTACACTGACTCCGGAATTGAAATGGAGTGACTAAGCAATGGCAAAATGGTTTGGAAAAATCGGCTTTGAAGGGCAGACTGTGGAGACAGCGCCCAGTGTCTTCACCGAGGAAACGGTGGAGCGCGAATACTACGGCGATGTGCTGGAGTGGGGCCGACAGCTGCAGGCAGGGGATGGAGTGAACGACAATGTCACGTTCCAGAACCGGCTGAGCATCGTGGCAGACCCTTTTGCCCACGAGAATTTCGGCTCCATACGATACGCCGAATTTGGCGGCGTGAAATGGAAGGTTACGGACGTGAAAGTACAGTACCCGCGCCTCATTCTGACATTCGGAGGGATATACCATGAGTGAGCAGAGACTGAGGCTGGACAGCATTCTCCGGAGGGTGCTGCAAGAAACTGTCGGAGAAATACATCTGTACTATCAGCCGCCCGCCAACCTGAAAATGCAGTACCCCTGCATCCGATACGATTTGAACCGCATCCGCAATGTACACGCTGACGGCCACGTCTATCTCCAGCACCCTTCCTACACGGTGACAGTGATGACCAAGACCCCGGACAGCGACCTCACAGCGGCCGTGTCACGCCTCGACCAGTGCAGACACGACCGCTCTTATATTGCGGACAATTTATACCACGACGTGTTCACTATGACCGTCTGAAAAACAAAAAGGAGGAACAAGACCTATGAGCAAACTGGAATGGGATAAGACCGGTGAGCGCCTGTATCATCTGGGCGTTGACCGCGGCGTCGTTTTCCCGATGGTGAAGGGCAAGTATAGCACCGGCACACCCTGGAACGGCCTGACCGCTGTGAACGAGAGTCCCGACGGCGCAGACCCCAACGACATCTACGCCGACAACATCAAGTACGCGTCCATCCGCTCGGCAGAGAACTTCAAGTACACCCTCGAGGCACTGACCTATCCGCCCGAGTTCGAGCAGTGTGATGGCTCTGTCGAGGTGGCAAAGGGCGTGAGCATCGGCCAGCAGAAGCGCTGCCCCTTCGGCCTGAGCTACCGCACCCGCATCGGTGCAGACGACGACCCCGAGAAGGGCTACATCATCCATCTGGTATGGAACAGCACCGCTTCGCCCTCGGACAAGAGCCACGAGACCGTGAACGATAATCCGGATGCTGAGACCTTCAGCTGGGAGTGCGACACCACCCCGACTCAGGTGACTGGCTACAAGCCCACTGCTCACATGACCATCAACTCCACCCTCATCGAAGCCGCAAAGCTCAAGCTGCTGGAGGACAAGATCTACGGCACCGAGAACAGCGAGAGCACCCTGCCCACTCCGGACGAGGTCATCAAGCTGCAGGGCGGCGTTACCGAGGCAGCTTCCTCTAGCATGGGAGCCTGATAGGAAAGGACGATTAGAATGATCAAGAAAGTAATTCCGTACACCGACTTTGACGGCAATCCGCGCGTCGAAGAGTTCTGGTTCAATCTGACCAAAGCCGAGATGATGGACCTTGGCCTGAGCAAGGACGGCGGCTACGACAAGTACATGGAGCAGCTGATGCACAGCACCAAGGTGGGTGAGGCCATCGAGGTGTTCAAGAAGATCCTGCTGCTGGCTTACGGCAAGAAGAGCCTCGACGGCCGCAAGTTCGAGAAGAGCCCTGAGATCACCGCAGACTTTGTGGCGACTCAGGCTTATTCCGACCTCTACGTGGAACTGGCAAGCGACCCGGACAAGGCCGCAGAGTTCATGAACGGTGTGATGGGCGCAGACGTCCGCAAGATGGTGGCTGAGAACGAAGCCAAGGCGAAGGCCGCCGAAGTTTCTGCCGCTGTGGCCGCAAACAACGCCCCGGCGCTGTCCGTGGCAAATCCGATGTAACCCTCTCAGGCCGCTTCACGTCCAGCTCTCCCAAAGGGCGAGCCATTGGCAAACCGGGAAACTTTCGACTGGACGAGAAAAGCCCAATAGGGCGTAAACGGCAGTGCGCTGCTACAGAGGGCAGGTTTCATAGAAACCTTATCTTGAAAGTGGAGCACTGCCGATTGCAAAACGAAGAACCCATATCAACTAAAAAACAAGCCTGACCGTCACGCCAGAGCCTCCCCAAAGGGAGAGGTTGCTGTGCAGCAGACGGAGAGGGCTATGACAGGGAGAGTGACGAGATGCTGACCATCCAGATACCCGGTGAAGAATACTGGGATGCTGACCGTGAGGAATTCATCTGCCGGAAGGCCACAACGCTGGCGCTGGAGCACTCGCTGCTCTCTCTGTCTAAATGGGAAAGCAAGTGGCACGTGCCGTTTCTCGACGCAAAAAACGGGCTGACCCCGGAGCAGATGCAGGACTATGTGCGCTGCATGACCCTGAACAAAGGGGTCCCAGACGAAGCATACCGCCATCTGACGCAAGAGAACTGCACGGCTATTTATACATATATGAACGACCCGATGACCGCAACATGGTTCCGGGAAGACGAGAATACAAACAAAGCCGGACCCCGCTCAGGAAAAAGCACCGCAAGTGCCGTGACGAGCGAGGTCCTGTATTATGACATGGTGGAGCTGGGCATTCCGTTCGAGTGCGAAAAGTGGCATCTGAACCGGCTGCTGACCCTCATCCGTGTCTGCAATGAAAAGCACAAGCCACCCAAGAAGGTGTCGAAGAGCGAACAGGCGGCCCGGAGAAAGGCGCTGAACGCCAAGAGAAAGAAAGAGCTTGGGACGAGAGGATAGCTGCTCTTTGTCTGAGCTGGACGAACAGAGTTCAATAGGGCGCGAAGGGGCTGGCACTGCTACAGAGAGAAGGTGGGTTCGTGTCCAAAGTTATTCTGTTCCGGCAGAAAGGCAGCTTCAAGAAGACGGAGCGCTTCCTGAAAGGCGTCAGCGCCGGGAAGCTGGACGCTGTGCTGGCGGGATACGGTCAGAAAGGCGTGGAAGCGCTGGCGGCGTCAACGCCCAAGAAGACCGGAAAGACGGCTGCCAGCTGGAGTTACCGGGTGGAAAAGGGCAAAGACAGCATCGCCATCATCTGGTCGAACTCGAACATCGTGGACGGAACGCCCATCGCCGTTATCCTGCAATACGGACACGGCACGAGAAACGGAGGGTACGTGGAAGGAGTTGACTACATCAACCCCGCCATGCGCCCTATTTTTGACGAGATAGCCAAGAGAGCATGGGAGGAGGTAAGGCGGGAGTGAGCCAGGAGATAGACCAGCGTGTGGTCGAAATGCGGTTTGACAACGCACAGTTTGAAAAAAACAGCCGGGACACCATGCGGACGCTGGACAAGCTGAAAGAGAAGCTCAGCTTCAAAGGCGTGGCAAAGGGACTCGAACAGGTGCAGGCCGCCAGCGAGAACGTGGACTTTTCCGGCATGGAGAAGGGCCTGGACACGGTTCAGGCCAAATTCAGCGCACTGGACGTCATCGCCTTTACAGCCTTGCAGCGCATCACGGACAAGGTGATAAGCACCGGCGAGCAGATGGTAAAAAACCTGTCGGTAGACCAGATCACCAGTGGATGGGACAAGTATAACGAGAAAACTTCCAACGTCCAGACCATCATGGACGCCACCGGCAAGAGCATCGACCAGGTGAACGGCTACCTGAACAAGCTGATGTGGTACTCGGATGAGACGAGCTACAGTTTCAGTGAGATGACCAGCGCGCTTTCGCAGATGACGGCGGCGGGCGGCAAGATCGACAAGATGATACCCATGATCATGGGCATCGCGAACGCCACCGCAGACGCGGGCAAGATTGGCTTTGCGTTCCAGAGCACCATCCGAAACCTGATCCAGAGCTACAGCGCCGGGCATTTGCAGTTGCAGGACTGGAAGAGCCTGAACCTGATGGGTACGGCGACGAAAGCCCTGAAACAGGAGCTTATCGACACTGCGGTGGAGCTGGGCGTCATCAAAGAAGGCGAAGTGACCATCGCCAGTTTTGAGTCGAGCTTGCAGAAGAAGTGGGCCAACACAAAGGTCATGGAAAAGACCTTCGCAAAGTATGCTTCCATGATGGAAGCGGCCTATGAGCTGACCCAGAAGAACCCGGGCATGACCAGCTCGGAGGCGCTGGAACAGCTGAAGGGACAGTACGGGGAGCTGGCAGAACGCGCCGCTCTCGCCGCCCAGCAGGCTACCAGCTTCGGGCAGGCCATCGACTCGACGAAAGACGCTGTCAGTTCAAAATGGATGTCCGTGTTCGAGACGATCTTTGGCAACAAGGAAGAGGCCACCGACACATGGACGGAGCTGGCGAACCGGCTGTACGACATCTTCGTGCCTTCCATCGACGCCCTGAATGACAGGATGAAAGAAGGCCTCGACAGCGGCTGGCAGCAGATGCGGGACGCTTTTGGCGACCAGGCAGACGCTTACACGACGGTGCTGGAAAAGCTGGCACTGGCAAATGGCGCTGTGACCGAAGAGGCCATTGAGAAAGAGGGGAGCTTTGCGAAAGCTTTGCAGAAAGGCAAAGTGAACGCCGAACTCCTGACGACCAGTCTCAGCGACACCATCAAGACCTATGCAGAGCTGCTGGAAACGATGGATGAAGCCGACCCGAGATACACTTACATCCAGAAGGACTACGAAGCCCTTCTGAAGTTCAACGATGCGGTAGCGGACGGCAGTCTCGACCTTGAGCAGTATGCAGAAGGGTTGACGGAGGTGTCAGGCCGGGAGCATCTGTTCAACAGCCTGTGGAACATCATGGACGCCATCGGGAAGGTCACAGGCTCTGTCCACGAAGCCTTCACCGAGATATTCCCGCCCACCAGCGGAGAGCAGATACACTCCATCGCCGAAGGGCTGGATGTGATGACCAAAAAACTCATCATCACGGATGAGAGTGCGGCGAACCTGAAGCAGACCTTCAAGGGTATCTTTGCAGTGGTGAAAGTGCCGCTGACCGCCATGACGACGCTGGCGAAGACCGGGGCAAGGGCTTTTGGCGTACTGGTGGACGTCCTGCGGCCGGTGGGAGCAGTGTTGCTGAAAGTGGCAGGAAACATGGGGAGCTTTGTGTCCGAGATGCAGAGCACTCTGCTGGGAAGCGGGACGCTCAGCGAGAAGCTGGAAGCCATCGCGAAGAGCGCCAGGAAGCTGCTGGACCCGCTGACCACACTGGGCGGCGTGCTGAAAAAGAGCATCGGCGAGAAACTGAGCGAAGCGAGGAAGGAAACTTCAAAATGGGCCGACAGCCTGCCGGACGGAGTGCGCGAGGGGGTCTACACCCTGCTGGGCATTCTGGAAGGACTGGGAGCCGGCACACTGACCATGGCCGGTGTCGTGGGTGGAGCACTGAGCAACCTGAAGAAAAGTGCGAACAAAGCAATCGGCACTGTGGCCGACTTTATCACCGGGCAGAGCAAGAACCTGAACGGGTATAAGGAAATGCTGACGAGCCTGCCCGCCATCGTGGGGACTGCGGTGAGCGCCTTTGCTGAGGAGTTCAAGGGCACTGCCGGGAATGTGGAGAGCGCGGCGTCCAGGGTCTACGAGCCGGTGAAGGCCTTTTTCAAGGCACTGAAAGACGGATTTGACTCCATCAGCGGGACGGATATTTACCGGTTCATGAGCCTTCTGGACGTGGGGCTGCTCTCCTACGCCATCGCACAGTTCGCCAAGGCCATGAACAGCCTGCGGAAGATGCTGGCAACACCCCTGTCGAAGATGCTGGACAGCATTTCGGGAAGCTTCAACGCGCTGACGGGGGCGCTGAAAACATGGCAGAAGCAGGAGAACACCAAGATCCTCACGGGCATCGGCACGGCCCTGCTGATGCTGGCGGGGGCCATGTTCGTCATGAGCCGCATCGACCCGGAGCGGTTCGTCTGGGTGCTGAGCGCTACGGTGGTGCTCATCGCAGAACTGGTGACGGCGGCAAAGCTGCTGAAACCGGAAGTGAAGGCCTTTGACTCTGCGGTGAGTGGACTCGGGTCTCAGCTGCTGAAAGCCTCGACTCTGTGGGGTTCTGCGGCGGCTCTGCTTGGCTTGGCCGCGGCGACGAAGGCTCTGTGCTCGGGATTTGTGGCCATCGCGGACGCCATAAAGGGCGAGAACTTTCTCCAGAACCTCACGGCCTTTGCAGCGGCAGTGGGCGCTATGGTTGTGCTGACACGGAACATGGGGCTGCTCATTGCGACCGTGAAAGCCCGCGACCTCGTGGTAGGCGGTGCGACGCTGCTTGGCCTTGGTGCTTCGCTCATCGAGATGGGCACCGGACTGAGGATCGTGGCCGGTGCAATAAAGCCTCTGAGTGAGGTGAAGTGGACGAGCCTTGTGAAAGCCGTAGTAGGAATGGGCGCACTGACAGCCTACCTCACCGCGATGGGAAGCATGCTCGTACTGGCACAGGGCGTGACCGACACCATGCTCACATTTCAAAATGGACTCGCTATCGCGGCCATGGGCGGAGGCATGTGGGTGCTGGTACAGGGCGTATGTGCTCTAGCGGGGCTCATCACCGAGAATGTGGACGACGGCACTCTGAACACCACGAAACTCGAGTACGCCGGAACGGCCATGAAGACCCTGATGATCCTCATGACCGCTATGAGCGTACTTTCCAGCAAGACGAAGCTCAGCTCGGGTGCTGCGGTGCTGGCCATGGCAGGGGCGATGAACGCAGTGGCCGTGGCTGCTGCGGCACTCTGTCTGATCCCCTGGCCTCAGCTGGGAAAAGCGGCTGCTGTACTGGTTGGGCTGAGCGGTGCGATGTTCACACTGGGCAAATTTGGCTCAGCAGGATGGAGCGAGGGTGCAGGCATTTTCCTGATGGCTGATGCGCTCATGGCGGTGGCCGGGGCGTGTCTGATGATGGGGAAAGTTACGCTTCCTGATTTGGGTAAAGCAGCTTTGGCGTTAGCAGGGTTGACTGTCGCCGGCTGGGCGCTCTCGAAATTTGCCGGTTCGGTCAACTTCCTGAACGTCTCCACCGGAATGCTGGCCATGAGCACTTCGCTGCTGGTGCTGGCACCGGCCATCCAGCTCATCGGCATGGCAAAGCCGGAAGCAGTGAGCCAATCGCTGTGGATATTTGCCGATACCATGATGGCGATGTTTGCAGGCGGCATGCTGCTGACCTGCATCCCGGAACTGGCGCTCGGGCTCTCGACTCTGGCAGGCGCTTTTACCAAGTTTGGCAAGGGAATGCTCTACCTCGCCGGTGCGGGAGCGATATTCGGCGCACTGGCGCTGTTTGCCGACCCGCTGTGTACGGCCATCATCAACGCCGCGCCGGACATTGAGGATGCTCTGGTGGCTGTGGTGACGCTTATCTGTAATGCTATCAACCAGAGCGCCGAACCCATCGGCGAGGCCTTTACCACCCTGTGCAAGGTGCTCATCCAGACGGCCATCGACCTCATCGGCTGGGCATGGAGCGGCGAAGGTGGCGAAGGCGAGGGCATCAAGGGTGCGCTGGAAGAGCTTGGAAAGAACATCTGGGACGGCATCCGGGACATCTTTTCGCCCTTCAGCGGCAATGGAAACTTTCAGCAGAGAAATGTGGCTTTCAAGTTCAACCCCGATTTCAAACCCCAGCGCATCAATGTCGCAGATGTCTTTACCTTCTCCGGTGCAAAAGACGACGCCGAAAAAGAGGGTAAGGAGATCGGCGAAAATGTCGCAAACGGAGGGGCGAAGGGTGTCGAGGAAAACAAAGACCGCGCAACGGGTGCTGTACAGGACATGGTGGACGACACCATAGATGCCGCCAAGAAGGGGTATGACATCAACAGCCCCTCGAAGGTCTTCGAAGAGATCGGCCGGTACATCACGGAAGGCCTTGCCATCGGCATCCAGGACCCGGGCGCTCTGAGCGGGGCGCTGGCAGCGATGCAGACTGTGGCAAAGAGCATCCGAAGCGTCTTTACGACTTTCTGGGGCATCCACTCGCCGAGTCAGCTGGCGGAAGAGGACGGACGGAACGTCGTAGAGGGACTGCGCCTTGGGATCGGAGACCCCAACCTGAGAAGCCAGCTCTATGATGCAAGCTATGAGTCCGCTTCGCAGGTACGGGACGCTGTGGGCGCGGCACTGGACGAAGCCAAGAAGACTGCCTCGGACAAGATGCTGGAGCTTTACAGCATCATGAAGGCCGACCATCTCATGCCGGACGGAACGCTCCCCAGCGGAAAAGCCGGACTCGGGGCGAACCGCTACCAGCAGGCGGTACAGGACTACGAGAAGGCCAACGCCAAAGAAGACGCCAGGAATACGCCCTATCTCGGCGCGGACTGGAAGCCCAGCTCCATGTGGGACAAGGCGACGGAAGCGCTGCAAAAGTACCAGAGCGGCGATATCAAAGCGAAAGACGCCCTGAAGGGCCTGACTGGCGAGGCAAAGGACTGGGTCTCAAAGCAGATTGGAAGTGCTCTTGGTCTGGAGGGTCTTGACCCGAGCGAGTATGCCGACCTCATCCTCGAGCAGTACAGCGGCTATCTCCCCGACGACAGTACAGGCGCTTCCACTGCATCTTCCGGCAAGAAATCCTCGAGCAAGGGTAAGACTCTGGCCGAGACCATCGCCGATAAGTACACAAAGGAGCTGAAGGCCAACAAGTACCTCCAGAATGCCGCCGACAAGGAATACAGCCTCTGGGAAGCAGGCGAAGGAAACACTGCTTCCATCGAAGCGCTCATCCAGAAAAAGGGTGAGACGCTGACGAAGAGCATCGAGCTGCAGACAGCCCGTGTGGACATCGCACAGAGACAGTACGACGAACTGGTCTCCCGGGTGGGAGCCAGCGACGACAAGACGAAGGAAGCCTACAACACTCTGCTGGACGAGAAGAAGAACCTCCTCGACTTGCAGCAGGCGAGGTTTGAGAACACCTACAAGGCGGCCATTGAGCGGTATGAAAGCGACGACAAGGTGGCTCAGAGCGAATACCAGCTCTGGGCGGACACCTACGAAAAGACCGCCTCCGTGACTGAGAAGAGCAACAAGAACATCGAGGCCATCAACAAGCGTCTGGCCATCCAGAGCGAAAAGACCGCCCTCGCGGAAAAGGCGTGGGTAGAAACGAAGGATGCCCTCGGCGAAGCAAGCCTTGTGACCCAGCAGGCTTACCGGGACTATCTGGAAGCGCGGCAGGAACAGCTGGAGCTGGAAAACGAGCTGGACAAGGCGCAGCTTGCGGCATTTGACGACCTTTCGAGTTTCTATGACAGTCGCATCTCCATGGTGCAGAAGCGGATGAACCTGCTGGACAAGCTCTACAACGATGGCGACCTCAGCGGGCGGGAAGACGCCTATGCCAGCGCGGTGGAGCAGTATGGCGAGGACAGCATCGAGGCACGGAGAGCGGCAACGCAGGGTACCATGACGGCCCTGATGGGCGTGAACAGCGCACTGACCAGCATGAGATGGCAGATGAGCAAGGTCACGGCCATGCAGCAGAAGTACCAGACTGCCCTCGAACAGGCCGGAGGCAACCGCTACGATGAGACTGTCATGGCCGCTTACGAGGACATGATGGAGACCCGCTCGACCTTTGCGGACTATGTGGGGAATCTGGCAGACGCTCTCAACATGAGCGACGCCACGAAGAAGGCCATGATGCAGTTCGGTGACGCCATCGCCCAGAACTGGAAGCCTATTCAAAATGGATTCATGGCGGTGGCCAAGAAGATGAACCCGAAGCTGGTACAGGGATTCTCTGACCTGTTCGGCCTCTATATGAAGGACGGAGCCAGCGAGACCGTGGCCGCTGCTACCAACACCGTCGTTGCCGCCATGAGCGGAGACTGGGCCAGTGCGGTTGCAAGTGGGCTGACTGCGGTGCTCGACGTAGTTGGCACGGACTTTGGCCAGACCCTGACCAAAGCCATCAGCACCGCGCTGAAGAATGCCTTCAGCGGAAACGGGATGTTCGCACAACTGCTGACGAAGCTTTTTGGAAGCATCGACCTCGGCGGAAGCGGAAGCTCAGGCGGCTTCCTCTCGAACATATGGCAGTGGCTCAAGGGCGCTGTATCCGCCGCGAAGAGCTTTCTGGGCGGAGCGTCGAAAGCGGCCGCAGGAGCCAGCGGAGCGGCAAAGATCATCCCGGTGCTTGGAGGCGTCGGCACGAGCGCAAAAGGGGCCGCTGTCGGCGCGAAAACCGCAGCGAATGCGCTGGGGCTGGCGGGTAAGGCTGTGACAACCGTAGGCACGAAGGCGGCCGGCATCCTCGGGACAGTGGGAGGCGGCATTGCCAAAATCGCGGCAAGTCTCGGCCCGCATGGTCTGCTGGCTGCTGCTGTCATCGCAGGAACGGTCGCCGTGGGTACTGCTGTGGTTAAGAACTGGGACAAGGTGAAGGAAGCCGTCGGAAACGCATGGAGCTGGATCAAGGAGAAGGCTTCGGGACTCTGGGACGGCATGAAGAGCATCGGCGGAAACCTAATGAGAGGCCTTGCCACCGGCGTGAAATCCGTTGCCAAATTTGGCCTGAAAGTGGCTCTGAGCCCTGCTTATGCCATCATCAGCGGATTCAAGCATATCTTTGGCATCCACTCGCCCTCGAAGGTCATGGCCGGTATCGGTGAATACGTCGTCGAAGGCCTGACCAGAGGTATCGTCTCTACCGAAGGCGAAGCAGAAAAGGGCATGGACGAAGTGGGCGGAGCTGTCATCCGTAGTGCGCTTGCGACGACAAACGCCATTGCAGATTATCTCTCGACTAACAACCATCCCAGCATCACCCCGGTGGTAGACCTTTCGGATGCGTCGAGGAGCAGCGCGTGGCTGAACAGCGCCTTTGCAGACCGGAAAGGAACCATCAGCATGGCGGCGACTGTGACCGGACGGATGGCACGCAGGGCCGAGACTTCCTCGAGAAATCAAAATGGATATGAAACTGCCCCCGCACAGACCCAGACGTACCGGGAAGTGGTGGAGGCCGTTACTGCCCTCGGCGGACGCATCGACAAGGTGGCAGAGTCCGTGAAGGGCATGAAAGTCGTGATGAACAGCCACAAACTTGTCGGCGAGATAAAGAGCGACATCAACGACGCCGTGGGCGACATCATCGAGAAAGGGTGGTAAGGCGTGAGCATCCTTCAGACTGTTGTGCCGGAATGGGCCGACGGATTCACGAGCCTCGTGTTCCATATCCCCGCCGATGCACCCGTGAAGGTCATCCGGACAGGAGAGCTGAACCTTGTGCCTGCCGGGCCGCTTCTCATCGAGCCTTTCGACGAGAAGATAACGACACTGGATGCCGCTCCGTGGCACGGTACCATCGAGCGTACCCCTCTGAAAGACCGGGTTTTCGGGAATGCGGAGGGCAGCTGGGAGTTCTATTATGTCGCAGATGACCAGAGCCACACGTTCTGGGACTGCTACATCCGGATGAATATCCCGAAGGACGCCGACCGGTACATGACGACAGCCAGCACATGGACCTCGACCTATCACACCCTGCTCCACTGTTTACAGGGCCGGCGGGTGCTGGTGGATGTGCCGGACGGAAAGGGGAACATAAAGACTTATAAGGGGCGATGCTGGGTGAGCGGCTACTCCGCAGACCAGAACGGGCAGATAAAAGTGACTATCTCATACAGCCTTGCCCCGCCCGAAGTTTCGTAAAGCGCAGTGCTCTGCTGTATTTTTGCAGCAGGGCATTACAGTTTACGAAAAGATTTTTGAAAGAGCGCCTGGCATGTCGGGCAAGTTACGAGTGGACGAAGGAAGTCTTGTCTGGACGGAAACAGTAGTGCGCTGCTACAGAGGGGAGGTTGAGAATATGGATATGCCGCACGGGATAACGATAGGAAGCATCCACACATGGAAAGACCTTTATCTGATACCGGTATGCCGCCCCATCGTACAGGCCCCGACCGAAAAGACCATGACCCTCGACATCGAGGGACTGAACGGAACGGCAGACCTTTCTCACAGCCTGACAGGGTATCCGGTGTTCAACGACCGGGAAGGAAGCTGGCAGTTTTATCTGGACACGGAACGGTATCAGGAAGAGCATGGTTTCTACGGCCCTGTCGGCGATATGGCATACCGGGACATCCAGCAGAAACTGCTGGCGGAGATGAAAGCGCCGTTCCGGACGAAAGTCATCCTGGACGACGAGCCGCTGGTGTACTACATCGGCAGGGTATGGGTGAGCGGAAAGCCGTCGTATCAGTACGACCACGCAAAAATCACCCTGCAATACCGACTGTACCCGTTCAAATATCTCGTGAAAGAGCCGAACGGCGACTGGCTGTGGGACCCTTTCTGCTTTGAGACGGACCTTGCAACGCCGCAGATGAAGAATGTGGCGATAAAGGCTGGCGAAGAAAAAACTTTCACGCTGGTGGACTCGGACAAGCCTTCGGCAGTCTTTGTGACCAGCAGCGGAAAGGCAGCGGCAATGCTCGGAGACGTAAATGGGGGAAACTACACCCTTATCACCGAGGATTTCGCCACAGACATAGACGCCACGGAAGGCATCGAGAGCACAGAACTCGTATACTTCTTCCAGACACGTCAGCACCGACTTTCGCTGGAAGAGGTAAAGATGCCCGTAGCACTCATGGCTGGAAATTTCATCGGCAGTGTATGGAACAGCAAGCTCACCGTGACACTTGGGGTAAGACGAAAAGGAAGCACTGTTTTGCTTGCGGCTGTCGTGTGGAAAGGCATGGTCAATGACTATTATGGCAAGACTGTGACCGTCGGAGGAGCGATGAAAGCTGCACTCGAGCCAAACACGAGCTACGAGTTCGTGCTCACGGGCGAGACAGAGGGATTTCTCGTTGGAAATGATAGCATCCGGCTGCTTGGCACCGTCACCCACGACGGTGAAGAAAAACCGAATGAGAGCAGTTATGTTCAGCTCAAAGCCGGAAGCACAGAGCTGAAAGAGGGAACCGGCATCCGGACATGGTTTGGCGGAACGATGAGCTTTTATGCCGGCGACGGTGCGGTGCTGACACCGGAAAAGACCGTGAACATCGGCACGATGGACGCTACACTGAACAGAAGCGGACGGACAGTCGTGGTACAGGCTGACGAGGCCGTCATGGTGAGCGTGGAATACAGGCCGGCATTTTTATAGTGTGCTACTACAGAGGGCAGAACGATATGAGATACAAAGTATACGCCGGAAGAGTGGCAGTGGACTTCAAAAACTCACTGGGTACACAGACAGCCCGCTTCCACTGGACCGAAAAAGTGCTTGTCTATGACTCCTACGGAGATTCGATTGAAGGAGAAGAAACAGACGGCATCCTCGCTGAACCAGAAGTGGAACTGGAAAACAAGGCGGCGGGTACATTCAGCTGCCTGGTGCCTTACCAGGTGGAGACCCGTTTCGGAACCATAAAAAATCCGTATTACAGCAATTTTCTTCTGGGCCAGACCTGGGTCATGGTGGAAGAGGACGAAGAGTGCATCTTCTTTGGCCGGGTAACAGGTATTGAAAAACAATTCGAGCTCGACCTCGAAGTCACTGCCGACGGCGTTCTGGACGAGCTGTCGCGGATGCAGACGAAGCTGGACGCCGGGAGTTACCAGACGACAAGCAGCTCCGGGAGCATCCTCGAGCTGATGATGCGCCCGAACCAGAGCGATAAGGGATACAGCCCCGTGAACTGCATGGAGCGGGGGCACGTGACTGTGGACAGCAAGAGCATCAGCACGGAGGAAAGCGGTACACAGGTCGGAAGCTACTGGAGCATCCTGACGACATATCTGCTGGAGCACAAAAAAGGAAGAGACGGATACCTGCGCCTGAGGCTTGCAAATGACCCGGGTACAGAAGATTATTTTTTCTACTACGACTACCTGAAGGAAGAGGATGTCCCGCGCACCGAACAGACCATTGAATACGGCGTGAATATGCTGGATATGTCTTTCGAGGAAAAGAGGACATCGGAACTCGTTAACAGCGTCACGGCACACGGCACCCAAAAAGTGAAAAAAGGCTGGTGGATATTCTCCAAGACGACCTACGAGCCCATCTCCAAAAGCGCTAAAAATGATTTTTCCATTCGGGCCTACGGACTGAACTCGCGGCACATCTATGTGGACGGGCAGGCTTCGACAGAAGATTCCCTCTACAAAGCGGCATTGGAGGAGCTGGACAACTACAAGCAGGTCGTCGAGCCGACGCTGACCATCAAGGCCTTTGACCGGCGAGATGCGGGCGAGAATGTGGACAAGCTGGGATTCCTGCTGAGCACCCGGATACTCTCGACCCCCCATGATATTGACCGGTGGATGGTCTGCACGAAAGTAAAACTGCCGCTGGCTGCAGTCGACCGTAAAGAGTTCACCTTCGGACGGACGAGCAAGAAGCTCTCAAGGCGATTTGACAGCCTTACCGCGGTAGTCAGCCGGCTGAAAGATGCTCTGAACGGTCTGGTTGGACACGTCAACGAGATAAGCGAGACGAGCTGACCTTAAAAAGCAAGCGAAAGGAGGAGCGGAATGACCTACTATGAAGTGCTCGCATTGCTGAAAGAGGAAGTAAATGGCGTCCGGAAGGCCATCTACGGCGTGGAGGTGCGCGAGTACATCGCACGGTCGATGGAGGCCGTGATCGAGATGGTGCGGCTGGGCATCGAGCGGATGAAAGAACTGGCATCAGATTCGAAGAACAGTGCAGACGCCTCGGCGAAAAGCGCCGCAGAGTCAAAGAAGAGCGCGGCAGAATCGAAAGCATCGGCCAGCCAGTCGGAAGCCAGTGCGAACCGGAGCGAGGCAAGTGCGGATGCTTCCGCAAAGAGCGCAAGCGAATCTGCCGCAAGCGCCGCAGCCGCAAAGAAGAGCGAGACGAATGCCAAAAGCAGCGAGGATTCGGCAAAGCGATATTCGGACAAGGCGAAAAACGTCATTGCAGAAGCCAAATCGGAGTATAGTGGCGGCTATTACAAGACCTATGACCTGACGGCTCTGAAGGGCAGCTGGAAGAAACTTTCTCCTGTCAAGGGGCCATACCAATACTATTGCGACATCACAGTCCCCGACCTGACGGAGAGACATTCACCATTCTGTTCGACCGGGCTGGAAAGCTATGCGGCGGCGGTGGCGGCAGGGCTGGCGAATGCAGTCGAGACGCGAAATGGCGCGCTCCGGCTTTTTGCCATCCGGGTGCCGACGAAGGACATCGAGCTGGTGCTGACGATTTTTGGGGTGGGGACGACTTCTTACGAGCTGACCCTGCCCGTCCGCGACTGGGTCAAAATGGAGTCTGCCATCGGGCCGAACCAGTATTACTGCGATGTGGAAGTGCCGGGATGCCTTTCGACCATGACTCCGCTGGGGACCACCGCTCTCGAGAACTTCGAGGCGGCTTCTCCGGCAGGGCTGGCCAGCATGATAGAGACCTGCGATGGTCATGTACGCTTTTATGCCGTGCGGAAGCCGACGGCGAACATCGACGTCATCGTAGCGCTCATCAAGAAGGAAGAGCCGGTCAACACCCCTGCTACCCGGGACAAGCTGGGTCTGGTCAAGATAGGCGACGGCATGAACGTGACCAGCGGCGGCAGTATCTCGACGAGAGCTGCGACCGACAGTGAGTTTGATGCCATGATGGTTCGTGTCTTCGGGGAGGTGTGACGAATGGCAGGCGAAGTAATATCTGCAACGCTCAGCCAGCTGGAAGCTTTTGGCACAAAGGTCGTGACTGATTTTTCCGCCCTGATGACACGGGTGCAGAGCCTCGAAAGAGCCGGAGGACAGCCGAACATCATCGAGAAGATCCTGGTGAACGGCATTCAGTTGGCTGTGGACGGAAACAAGGCAGTGAATTTCAGCGTGCCGACAAAAATATCTCAGCTGGAGAACGACACAGGATTTCAAAATGGAGCACAGGTCGATAAGAAGCTCTCGACTAAGGCTGACAGTGGGCATGACCACGACGGGCGATACTTCACCAAAGAGCAGGTGAACAGCGCCATTGCAAAAAAAGCGGACACCAGCCATACCCATGACGACCGGTATTACACCGAAAGCGAGATGGATGCAAAGCTTGGCGGCAAGGCGGATGCGGAACACTCTCATAATGACCTGTATTACGCCAAAAGCGAAGTGGACGACAAGTTTTCTGATGTGGAAAATCCGGCATGGGACAGCATCAGCGACAAGCCGACTGCTTTTACGCCGACTGACCATACCCATGACGACCGGTATTATACGGAAGCGGAGATTGACCAAAAGCTGCAGGGACTGCCGACCGCAGGGCATAAGCACACAAAGTCGGACATCACAGACTTTCCTGCCCTCGGCACGGCTGCGGCAAAGAATGTGGGCGACTTTGCTGCGGCCAGTCACACGCATAACTACGCTGGTTCGTCCAGCGCGGGCGGTGCGGCAAACTCAGCCAACAAACTGAACACGAACGCGGGTTCTGCTACGCAGGGCGTATACTTCAAGGATGGTGTGCCGGTCGTTATGACCTACACGCTGGGCAAGAGTGTGCCTGCGGATGCAAAGTTCACGGACACCGACACCTGGCGCGGCGTGCAGGACAACCTGACCAGCACGGCCACCGACCAGAGTCTGAGCGCAAATCAGGGCAAGGTG